ACAATTGCTGATGATGTGGAAGTAAAAGGTGCTGAATTAAAAGACGGACTTTTAAAAGTATCTTTAGAGAAGATTGTTCCAGACCATAAAAAAGCTAGAACTATCAACATTAAATAACAATTAAAACTAGAGGCGTTCCAGCATTGACAATGGGACGCCTTTAGTGTATATTATAAAAATGCGGCTATCGTATAAAAGTATTACGGCGGGTTACCAACTCGCAGACCTTGGAGCGTTACCAAGTAGCCGCTCCATTAAATTATGAGGAGAACTATATAATGAACTTAACAAGTGATACCGTTGCCATACTAAAAAACTTTTCTGATATAAACCAGAATATTTTAGTAAAACCTGGCAACAAACTTCAAACTATCTCTACTTTGAAAAACATCTTAGCAGAAGCAGATGTAACAGAGAAGTTTGACCAAGAGTTTGCTATCTATGATTTACCTGAATTTTTAAGAGCTGTTGACTTATTTGATAAGTCAGACCTTAAATTTAACGGTGGTCAAAACTTAACTATTGCAGATAGCAATTCAAAACAATCTATTAAATATTATTTTGCAGATAAATCCGTGGTGGTTGCACCAACAAAAATGATTAACATGCCTGATAAGTATGTTACATTTGCATTGAAAAAAGATGTATTCGCAAAACTAATGAAAGGTGTTACAACACTTAATTTACCAGACATTGCAGTTACAGGTGATGGTAAACAAATTAAGTTAGTTGCTACTGATAAGAAGACACCATCATCAAACGACTACTCAATTGTGGTTGGCGAAACTGATAAGACTTTTAAAGCTTACTTTAAAACAGAGAACTTTAAAATGATACAGGACGATTATGATGTGGCTATTTCTTCACAAAAAATCTCACACTTCATAAATAGAAATAAACCAATTCAATATTGGGTTGCTATCGAGCCAGATAGTGAATTTTAAATTATGAAACTAGTGAGGATTATATTATGTCAGAATACCTATGGGTTGAAAAATACCGACCAAAAAAGATTAGTGAATGTATATTAAGTGAAGACATTAAGAAAACATTTGCTGAATTTCTAAAACAAAAAGAAATACCTAATCTGTTATTATCTGGTACGCAAGGTACCGGTAAAACTACCGTTGCTCGTGCTTTGTGTGAGGAACTAGGTGCAGATTATATTATTATAAACGGTTCAGATGAAGGCCGTCAGATTGATACATTAAGAAACAAGATTAAAAACTTTGCTTCTACCGTATCATTAACTGAACAATCTAATCATAAAGTAGTAATTGTAGATGAGGCAGACTATATGAATGCTGAGTCTGTACAACCTGCTTTAAGAAACTTCATAGAAACATTTTACAAAAATTGTAGATTTATCTTTACTTGTAATTACAAGAACAAGATTTTACCTGCTTTACATAGTAGGTGTACCGTCATTGACTTTGCCATTAAGAATGGTCAAAAAGTAAAAACAGCACAGGCATTATTGAAACGGCTGGGCAAAGTCCTTGATGATGAACAAATAGAATATGATAAGAAAGTATTAGCAGAGTTAATACAAAAATACTATCCTGATTTCAGACGGACTATCAACGAACTTCAAAGATATTCTGTAAGAGGTAAGATTGATAGTGGTATTTTGTTTAGTTTATCAGAGGCAAATACAAAAGAACTTGTAAAAGTCCTAAAAGAAAAACGATTTAATGACATGCGTAAATGGGTCATTAACAATCTTGATAAAGAGCCATCATCTTTGTTTAGTACAATCTATGAGTTGATGTATAAGGCAGTTGAGGCTCAATCTGTTCCACAATCTATATTAATCATTGCTGGTTACCAGTATAAATCTGCTTTCGTGGCAGACCAAGAGATTAATATGGTTGCGTGTTTAACAGAAATCATGGCTAATTGTAAGTTTAAATAATGTACGAGTTAAAGGATTATTTAAAGGCCATAAATGAAACTAAACAGCCTTTATTAGATACAGAGGATATAATGTGGGAAAAGAAATATCCTACATTTATTATTAACAGATGTTTGTCTATGTTCTATGATACAATAATGCATAGTAACGAGATGAACGGACTACACTTCTTACCAAAGCGTATGCAATTTCACTATTTTATAAATAGTATCCGAAAGAAGAAGCGATTTGGTGGGAAATGGCTTTCGCAAAAGAAAGTTAAAGACCTTGAGGTAATAAAAGAGTATTATGGCTATAGTAATCAGAAAGCAAAAGAAGCTCTTAACCTACTTTCAGATGACCAAATTGAAATAATAAAATTAGGCCTGAAAAAAGGTGGGAGAAAAAAATGAGTGAAGATACTATAAGTTGGTCATCAGCAGACATGCTAGAAGTGACCATTAAACAGCCAGACGATTTCTTAAAAGTCAGAGAAACACTAACAAGAATTGGTGTTGCAAGTCGTAAAGATAAAACTCTATTTCAGAGTTGTCATATCTTACATAAACAAGGTAAATATTACATTACACATTTCAAAGAGTTATTTGCTCTTGATGGTAAGAACTCTACCTTGACAGAAAACGATATACAAAGAAGAAATACAATAGCATTATTACTACAAGATTGGAATTTGATTGATGTTGTCAATACAACATTGGTAGAAAACAAAGCCCCGTTAAGTCAAATCAAAGTTTTACCATTTAAAGAAAAGAATGAGTGGAACTTGGTTGCTAAATATAACATAGGCAAAAAACCAGAAGATAGTAAAAGTGCAAGTACAACCGTTTAAAAATTACCTAGAAGAAGCTAAAGGCGATAAAAAGTTTTTGCGTCTGCTTATTATTACAGATGAGCCAGATAATGCAAAAGAATTTCATACTGCCGATAGACTACAAGAAGAATGTAAGAAATTAAACTATCCTTATTATTTGTTTAAACTTACAGGTGGTTATACTTCATATGAGAACGGTGTTCGTAAATTTCATAACAAAGATGATAAAAAAGGTTTTGAAGTTGGTGCTATGACCGTTGCGATTGTTCGTGGTTCTGTAACTAGAAAAGATAGTTGGATGGACCTTGTTTCAATTCTTGAAAGAGCAAATGCAACTTTAGTAAACCCTAGAACTACAATTAATATATGTGCTGACAAATATAGAACAGCATTAAGACTTGCAGATTATGGTTTAACACAACCAAAAACAAAATTAATTAGCGACCCCGAAAAAGCAAATGACCAGGTTGCAGAGGCAGATATTAAGTTTCCTCTTATTATGAAAACTTTAAGAGGCAGTAAAGGTGTTGGTGTCTTGTTTATAGATAGTGAAAAAGGATTAGATTCTATTGTACAACTTATTCACAAACAAGATGAAGACGCTGATTTATTAATACAAGAATATATTAAAACAGAATATGATGTAAGAGTGCATGTATTAGGTGGCAAGATGTTAGCTGCTATGGCAAGACCAGTTATTGAAGGAGATTTTAGGTCAAATGTATCGCAAGGTTCTAAACCTAAAAAGATTACATTAACAGAATTAGAAATAGAAGAATGTTTAAAGGCTGCTAAGGCAGTTGGTGGTTATTGGACTGCTGTTGACTTTATACCAAGTAAGAATAGAGAAAAAGAACCACCTTATTTTCTTGAAGTAAACTCTTCACCTGGTACAGAGGGTATTGAGGAAGCAACAGGAATGAATATCGCAAAAGAAGTTATCACTCATTTTGCTGATGGAGAAAACAGATACACGGTGCCAACAGAATGTGGTTTTAAAGAAATTTTGACCATAAAACCTTTTGGCGAGTTAGTATCAAAATTTGATACGGGTAATTCTGGCATGCCTGTTATTCATGCCGACAAATATAAAATACAAGGAAACGAAATCACATGGACTTTGTTAAACAAAACCATTACATCTAAAATAATTAAAAAAGAAGAAATCAAAGTAGGCGGCTTAAGAGATTATGACGAAACAAGATATGTTGTAAGACTTGATGTTGAGTTTGCTGGTGGTTATTATAAAGATGTAGAATTTACTATTGATGATAGAGAAGATAGAACACCTATTTTACTTGACAGAGCATTTATGAAACGATTAAATGTAATAGTAAACCCACAAAGAAAATATGTGATAACAACTAAATATAGTTTAGATTAAGGAGATAATATGAGTGAAGTGAAAGTGTTAAGACTATCAACAGGTGAAGATGTAATTGCCAAAGTTGATACAGGTACAGAGTACCATACCCTAGAAAAACCTTTTGTAATTATTCCTCAACAAATGGGACCTGGTAAACCGGTTCAATTGATGATGAGTTTATACAATGCGTTTGGGAAGGGTGATAAAGTTGAGGTTGCTAAAGACAAAGTGGTTTTTGTGACCGAACCTAAAGATGAAATTAAAAACTCTTACGAGCAAAATACAAGTAAGATACTCACACCAAATAAAGGACTTATAACTGAAACTAACTTGCCTAGTTAATGGTAAAAGTTAATTTTAAAAGAGATGATGAGGTAATATCTACGGATATGCCTGTTGGTAGCACACTAATGGAGGCTGCCAAAGATTTAAATTTGCGTGAGATACCAGCAGATTGTGGTGGTTCATGTGCATGTGCGACTTGCCATATTCATGTAGATAGTGTAGAATGGCAACAGAAACTAAAGATAAAAGAAAATTC